GGGTGGGTGGCTCGTACCGTAATAGTCTACAAGAGTGGGTGGGTCATCTTTATGGTTGTGGGTATGGGGTACACGGAGCACTCGCGCCGCGTCGGCTGTTACTACGGGGTCTGCTTTCAACCCATGTTTAGCGCATAACCGCTTAAGGCTCTCCGCTACAGGCAACCATTCTTCCACACTAACGGGTTCTGACAAAGACCAGTACGCGTGGACGCCACGTCCCGAGTTAACCAATACCGGTTTTGGTATTTCTGTAGCGGCACAAAAAACCTTTAACGCCGTTATGGCTTCGTGCTGGTTTGTGTAATCTTTACTAGGGCCGCAATCCAGATCAAGGAAGAACGATCTAAGTTGTTTGGCGTTGCTTACCTTACGCGAACTATCGTCATTAAACGTAGCCAGCGCAAAATAAGAATCATACCCAGCCGCATCAAGTTCTCGCGCCTTATCTACTACAGCGTCTATGGAGTCATAAAGTTTTTGGGGGCGATGGTTACCCCGCGATGCAAACACGCAGTAGAAACCACTTTCCCCTAATACTTTCCGTAAGAATTGTTCTGGTTTCATTTACATCTTACCCGAAAGAAGCCCCCCGACCACGCATCAACATGGCCGGGGGTTATGTTAGAGAAATTAGTCGTCCCAATCGTCTACTATAGCATCTAACTCTGGGTCTTTTGCCTTGGCCGATGCCTTTTTTTGCATCTTCTTAGGCTCACTAACTTCTTCTACTGCTTCTAGCGGGTCTGCCTCTGGTTCATCCGTAGAGGCAAATGGATTACCATCCCCAGATTCAAAGCCATCAGTAGCTTCAAATGGGGAGGTAGATTGAAGGGGTGCATACTTGATAACCTGTACAGCTCTGAGGCGTAAGGATACCCCTGTACCCATTCCGGTATTGTGGTAAGGAACGAACACACCAGCTATATTTATTTCGCTACCCGTGGTGAGTAGGAAATCATCAGCCAATTTGGTATTAGCTGCATCGTACTGAGCAGGTTTTCCTGTGGCACTTTTACCGTACGCCCCCTTCAACACGGTTTTATAGACGTACATCCCGTCATCGTCTTTGTTGAACGGGTTAGAGATTTTCTCGGGCCAATCACCAGCCGCCTTCTCACTATACGCTTCCTTCATCTCAACGTATAACTTCTTTGCTTGTGCCGATGTCATACGGAAGTTTAGTTCGTACTTCGCGCCGTCATCGAAAACATCACAAGGCACAGACCGCTTCTGCTTATTGTCGAATTTGTAGGTTGTATTAATACGCGGCCACAAAGCCTCGACGTTGCTGATGCGAAACGGAATGTGTTTAGGTTTATCAGTCATAAAGTTCTCCTATCAGACTGTGTGAACCCGTTTGTAGCTTCAAACGGGGATTTGTTGACGCCCTCAAAGGGTGTGTACTCCAATGTGATGGCTTGTATAGTATCCGAACTATCTATCACACTAGATGCTACACGTAACTCCTCGTCACCCAGAGAGCGGGTGGGTTTGAAGAATAACTTTGGTGTTTCACTGTGCCTGTCAAAATATATTCTCGTGAATACAGCTATGACAGGCGTATCGTGTTCTTTTAGGAATCGTGCGTAGGCTTGCATGGGCATATGCCCATCCCGCGCCTGACCAAAAATGGAAGTTGCGGGGAGACGAAGTTGGAATATATCACCCCACCGATCTTCCGGCATTATAGCCAGACGTTGTGAAAATCTACAAGCACGACTACTACCATACCCAGAACCGCGTATATTATGTTTGCAGTCCATGCACCGTGCCGCCTGTTTGGCATCCGCAGGTACATCCGTAGAAGGTGTTTGAGTATCCGCAGACCAACAAACAGGGGTGGATAGCTTATCGGGGTCATAGTCCTCTTCGTAGTAGGATCGCGATATTGGTGCCGCGTTCACTATGACTGCGCTATAACTATCATCTGGTAATAGCGTCACTTGTGCGCCAGAGAGTTCCATAAACTCCCTATTACGTATGCTCAGACGGTTCATATGTCCCCGTCGCTATCAGAAATCACAGGTTCTCTCTTATCCGCGGATAACGCACCTACAACAGCATCGATGCTAAACCTGTATGTATTACCAACCCGAATATAAGTGTTTTCGGGTATATGTTTATTACGTACCCAACCACGCACGGTTGATATAGAAACCGCTAGATGTTTAGAAAGTTCTTCGATGGGAACGTACCCGCTACCACGAAGGTTCTGGCGTTCTTGACTAGTGTTCATTAATTTCTCCTAATAGAAATCATATATTCACGGTCCACATTTAGCCCCGGTGGAACACTTTCGGGGTTCTCTTCAAGGAATTGTTTTACGTGACCTTGGTTAAGACGCTTCTCGAAAAATTCGGGTATGTCATGCTCGCGTACAAATTCATACATAGACTCCCAATCTGAAGTCCAGTAACGAGTTTTAACGCTTCTGTAACACAAACCCTCAGAGGTACGCACACTCTCTACGTCATGTTGCTTGCAGTGGGCGAGGAGTGCTTTCTTAACAATCTCTTGTTGACTCTTAAGTTTGTCGTCTTCTTCTTTGAAGCCTGCCAAGATTTCGGCGCGTCTGTTTTTTATTTTGAGGAAAGTCTTAACAAGTTGTCCGGGTAAAACCTGCCCATCTGCCATATCAGTTCTCCTAAACTGTTATAATAGATACGTTATAGTGGCAGAATTTATGCTAGTCAAGTAATTTACTGTATAAATCTACAATTTGCGAGTGAACGTCTATTTTACTATCTAATAGGTTGTAAACGTGTTTCTCTATTAGAGAACCCTGTAGTTGGACAACCGTACATTTATGTGTTTGGCCTGTTCTGTGCACCCGAGCGTTAGCCTGTGCGTAAGTCTCTAGCGAACTGGTCGGCCCCCACCACACCACCGTGTTTGCGGCAGTAAGCGTAACACCATGAGCGGCGGCGGCTGGTTGGAGAACGAGAACTCTAGGGTCGTCCTGTTCTTGGAAAGATTTTATTATCTGAGTCCGCTGCTTAACAGGCACATTACCCTGTATGACTTCTGTGGTTATGCCGTCTGATCTAAGTTTATCCGTTAAGATAGATATGATGTGCCTGAATGGCGCGAATATTAAAACTTTTTTGCTGGACTCGTCTATTACTTCCCTAAGAACCTTGTATCTGTGCTTTATATCGAACTCTAGTGCACTGCCGCCATCGGTATAGATAGCACCGGAACTTATTTGCAGGAGTTTGTTCATGTTGACCGCGGCATTCACAGCCGTAATTTCCTCACCAGCCGCTTGAACCACCATGCGATTACGTAGCGCCTTGTAGTATTTCTTCTGCTGTCGCGTGAGTTCAACCTCTCGTTTCACATAGATCATGTCCGGTAGGTCAAGACAGTCATCTTTGGTGAATCGTATAGCTGGTTGAAGCGCCTTGAATACGGTATCCACCGCTGTATCTTTGGGTAGCCATTTGAATTGGGAGATTTTGTACATAACGGAATCACGGAAGGAACCGAAGAAACGGGGTACAGCTTCTGGATTGACCAATTTCGCTAGACCATAAGCGTCTAGTGGGCTTTGAGCCGCAGGGGTTCCGGTCAGCATCCACAACCACATATGTGGTTTTAATACCTTCCTAAGTGTTTTCCAGCGTTTCGTTTGTGCATTTTTATAGTGGGTAGCTTCATCTGCGATAATAAGATCAAAACCACCTTCTAATATGGCATCGTCTACTATCTCCACACCATCGTAGTTTATGACTATGTATTCCGCGTCACCCTGTATTATTTTTCTACGTTTATCCGGTGAGCCATAGGCGACATCAACAGTCCTGTGCATAGCGAAATTAAATAGATCATTACGCCACGCGCTATCCATAATTGATAATGGGCAAATAATAAGAACTCGTGATATGATACCCTGCTTCATGAGAAAGTCTGAAGCCCATATAGCACTAGCGGTTTTGCCAGTACCCTGTTCGTTAAAGCAAAACGCCCTGCGATTTAGAGTTAAAAACGCTGAAGT